GTAGCGCCTGTAGGAATCGAACCTACTATCTCTAGGTTATGAGCCTAGCGAGTTACCATTTCTCTGAAGCGCAATATGTGACGGTGAGAGGGTATGAGCCTCTATATACCCCAAGATAGGATATGACTTACTTAATCGACACCATCATTAAACTCCCAAGATGACTGTTCGAGTTTATTGTTAAGTCCTCGTAGACTTAGCCATATTTTATTACACGATTACCACCGTGGGTGTTTACTTTATACGGAACCAAACCGTAGTGATTTTTTGTAATACTATTTAAGTCCTAAGGCTTAAATTAATACTCAGAGATTCACAACTCTTGTCTGTATAGTTTTTTGTTCGTTTGCTGAACTCACCTTTTTGGTTTAAGTAATACAAAGATACTAACTATTTTTGTATTTGTCAAGTAAATTTCAAATTATTTTTCAATTATTTTTATTTCACCAACATTTAAGCTAAAATTAACACTTAATGGCTCGATAATTACAAATATATCTTGTACCTTATTAAGCATATGTACTACGTTTATTACTTCGTAATACTGCTTGTTATGGAACAAATACTCATTACTTCTTGGTAGAATAGAAATATTTACATTTCGTTCTATGACTTCCCATTTACTATTAATTAACGTTATCGTATACTTGGATTTAAACATACCCAATTATAGGGTATAATTTTATAAAATCAAGTATTTATTACTATAACATTAAACTAAAATTCAAAGAACATGCAAACAACTAACGGATGCGGATGTGGTAAGCCAAAAACAACAACTGTTACTAGACCTATCACACCACCAACACCAGCCCCAAGGCCGAGTAAGTAATCGTAATTAAATACCCAAATAAAGCGTTTTTTATTTGGGTTTTTATTTCCCATCCGATAGGTTAATCTTTGGATAAGAATCAATTACGACAAGGTACAAAAGTCTTTATTTCCAAATAAGTTTTCTTTTTATTTTACCTATTGTTTCTTGACGAACATTATATAACTTAGCAATCTTGCCCTGCGATAACTCATTTTTATCTAATAACTTTTTTATTTCAATAACATCGTTATTAGTTAATTTTGAATTATTAACCAACTCACCTTTTATCTCAGTGAATCTTCCCTTAACCCAACCTTCATTTAGGTATATACCTAAATCATCTTTTTTTATCTTTTTATTTAATCCTTCCTTGGTTACCCAACAAGTACCATATTGTGAATTATCTTCGCTAGTTCCAGCACCTTTTGATGACTCAGACATTTTTATCTTAGATTCATCAGAATGCTTCTTACCTAACCAACTATAGTCAATAGGTTTAATCTTACCTTCAGCCATTCCTTTTTTAGTGTTTTCACTACTTTTAATTGATTTAGCCTCTCTAAAGGCTTTATCAGTAGCTAATTTTTCTTTAAAGGCTTTGTTACCAGCTCTTGAACATTTCATCATGTGTTCGTCAGACCAAAAACCACCACCGTAACCACCTTCTTTTAGGTTCATACAGTTTCTATCACTTATCATTTCTGGTGTAATAGCCTTAATCTCGGCTTCAATCAATAATTCTCGATTATCAAAGAACTCTAATATTTCTTTAGCATGGTTATCTTTACCGTGATATCTAATTGAAAATCTTAATCTCTTCCCACTACCCATATAACCGTCTTCTAGATTACTGGTAGAGTGCATTCCTATATAATATCTACCTGTAATTAAACAAGTTGTTTTATATAAGTAATGTATGTTTGCTTTTTCTTTTATCATATGTATAAATATACGATAAAAAATAAAAAAGTCAAATGTGGAGCAAAAGGGAATCGAACCCTTGTCTTGAGCACTCTTCAAAAACATTCTACATGTTTAGAATAGAGTTTTCTAACTCTTCAAAATATTTCGATTTTTAATGATTTTCGACCAAAATCAAATGGACTACCATTATGTTATGGGACATACCATAATGAAGTGGGATACCACTATTAGCGTGTATTAGGCTACAGCAAGCTCTCCTGCGAAACTGCAAGCAGCCACGTCAAGGAAATTTTCGGAAACGATAAAATCGTTGTCAATTCAATTGTTCAATAGAGTTATTAAAGTGCTTCCAATTTAGCACTACATGCCTGTCAATTACGACTATACCCAATCAATACCTGTATTGCCCCATAAATTAAAGAACTATTAATAAATAGCGTAGTAATTAAAAAACGCCTTTATTATTTATCTGTTACAAAGGTACGACATTATTTCTAACTATGCAAGTCTTTTTCATTTTATTTTCATCTTTTTATAAAACTTTTCTTCAACCAACCCATCTTGATAGTATCTAACTAATCGATAAATATATAAACCACCAGACACGAACTCAAGTTCGTTGTTACCAATATATTGACCTAACATGTTGTATATGAGTGTATCTACGTGTAATAATATTGGTTCTTTTTTAATGGAATCAAGTCCATTAACTAGGCAACCTAAGGTATCTACTTGAATCTCAAAATTAAAATAGTTGGTATAGTTAAATGGGCAACTTAATGATGTTAATTTAAAGGCTATTTCTATATTGGTATTCTGGTTTATACCCTTATATGTTAATACACCATCATCTATGGTCAAATTAAGCTCATTAGGGCCATAGTATTCAATTAAAGCTGAATCTGGGATACCAAGTATCAATATCAAGATACTATCGCTTAAACAGCTTGAAAATGACTCAGTTTGTAGATATATATCTGGTATTGAATCCTCATCACAGGGATATGGTATAATAGCGATATCCCTTAAGCCTGTTGATATAAGAATATCATTACGATATTCATCTATAATGAACGTTAATATATTAGCTTGATTTTCAGCGATAAAACTAAAACCATTACCCATAAATTGATAATCTCGATAATTAACTGGATTAGAAATATTTAATCCATTACTAAAGGGTATAATAATATTATATAATCCTTCTGTTGTAAATGTCGGTGTAATTACTATGCTATCATTATCACTAGTCCTAAAGTTAAAAATAGTTGGATTATCTGGACAAATATAAATTATTGGTAAATCATACCATAATGGGCTATCATTAATAGAACCCTTTGTATTATCTAAAAGTATTTCAGTATTAAAACCCACTTGTGAGGGTCTTGTACCATAATCTAAGTTATTAAAATCATACCTACCACTTGTATTGTATTTAATTAACCATTTTCCACGAGGAAAGATAAATTCTTTTTTAAATGTATATTCAAGTATTGAAATTACATCTTGACTTGGATTTAAACAACCATCGCAATTATTTGAGATATCCCTAATTGATGGTGAATCAATAACACCTTGGAACAACTGTATTAATATATCATTTTTTAATAATGAATCGTAGTTATAAACATTAAATCCGACTGAAACAAGTGAGCTATCACACTCAAGATAAACCCTAATTGTTATTTCATAAGTTGTATCGTTTACGTATTTATAACCAATATCAGCAGTTATTAGATGATTGGCATTTGATTCAATAGGTATCGTTAACCCTATTATGAAGAGTGTTATGATAAACACCAAATGTTTGACTATATCTATAAACATAATGCCAGACTATATAAATAAATATATGTCTGGCATTAATTAAATTAATAATATAAATTATTTAATATTATCTAACCTATTGATAACATCCTTAGAATACCATTCAGTCTCAAACTTAGTTGGGTCCGTTAAGTATTTAGTTAGCATATAGATTAGTTTATCTGGAGTTTCAATTGCAATACGTTGACAACCAACCCTAACAAGGAACCCAGAACTAATTGGCTCTATTTCTATAGGGCGCAGAGGTTTAGCTCTATTATCTGGATACCCTTCTCCATCTACAGATTCATCTACAATTTCGTCTGGTGACTCATACTGTCTAGTATTATTTGGTACATCATTTCTAACAGAAACTGACCTAAGTACTTCACTGGGATTAATACCTCTTTCGTCCATTATTTTAATTTTTGTTTTTTCTTAGTTATTATATTATCAATAATACCATAGGCTTTTGCTTCTTCGGCATTCATCCATAAATCACGTGTTGCATCTAGCTTTACTTGTTCAGGTTCTTTATCGCAATAACTACCAAGCATATCAAATAATATATTATTATATTTTTCACTTTCGGCCATTGAAACCCTTATATCTTGAATATTACCAGACGCACCTGAAGATACTTGGTGCAACATAACCTTACTATATCTAAGACTATAACGTTTACCCTTGGTTCCAGCACCTAACAAGATACTACCCATACTAGCAGCCATACCAGTATTGATTGTAACGATATCTGAAGCAACGTAATCCATTACGTCCACGATTGATAGGCCAGACTTTACCGAACCGCCTGGAGAATCAATATGCATTGTAACATCTTTATTTTCTAAATTATCCAAGAACATTAATTGTGCTTGGACAACGGTACTCATTCTATCATTTACTGGTCCAGCCAACCAAATAATACGGTCCATCATCATCCTATCGAATACAGACATTAGAGTTGCCCTAACTTCTCTTTCTTCCAAGACCATTGGAGTTATAGAATTAAAAACTTGGGGTTTATTATAAAGTTCATTTTGCAATTGTTCCCAATAATGCATCTGTAAACTACTAATACCCATATGTTTTATGGCATATTCTGTAAATTCTTCGTAAAAGTTAAAATTCATATTATTTATTTTCCTCTATGTTAATGTTTTGCTTCACGTCATACCTATTAAGGGTATATCTTGTTAACGTTCCCAATTTATCATCGGCTTCTGATAACATAGTTAATGCTTCATCAGCATTTTTGTAAAAGTCACCAGTTGAATGGTCACCAATTCCAACTGAATGATGTGATAATAAATGTAATGTTAATAAAGCCTTGCTTCGTTGAGCTTCTAATTGTGTCCTCAACATTTCAATTAATAGTTCTTTCATCGTATATTAGTTTTCAATTTTTGTTATAAAGATTGGCGTAAATTCACCATGCCAACCACCTACGATATTAAAGTAATAGAATTCCCAAGCTTCCTCGTCAGTCATGCCGTCACGATTAACCATAATAGATATAATCTTCTCAACATCATACGCAACAACAGGGCCTAAGTTGATTCGCTCTGCCATACCGATGATTGCATCATCGAACCCATCACATAATAAGGCTTCTGGGTTTATTTCAGCTATTTCTTCTCCTATCATAACTTAAATTATATGTTCGGCTTCAACAGCATCTGATTCTTCTTGTTGGTAAAGAGCCTCAACTGATAATCTTAATACGTTAACGGCATCAATACCAAACCTCTGAACAACACCAGAGTGTTCAATAACATCTGGCTTAACGATGCTTAATTTCTCTTTCTCTAGGTCGTAATTAACATACGCTAATGCTTGGTGTGCAACAATTTCTTTTTGCTCAGGTGTTAATTGGTCAAAGATTGTTTCATTTATTGTTATGATTACATCATCACCAGTTCTATGTTTATGTATTGGATTTGCCAATACTGGATGATATAGTTTCTTAGCGGTGTTATCCGCAAGAATAATAACCGTTATACCGTTTTGTCTTAGTAAGGTTGTGTCAATTACACGATTAAAGATTTGTAAGGTGTCTTCAAAGGGTTCTACGAATGTTCTTCTAGCCATTTTGTTTTTTTTTTATGGTTTCTATTATTTTATACCACAAAGATACTATTTAAATCAATAGACCACAAGTATTTTAGAATTTTATTCTAGATTTTTTAATCGCTCAATTAATGACCGTTCTTCATCGCTAATTTCTTTAGGAACTTGAAGGTCTATGGTGATAATTAAGTCACCACGCTTTGAGCTACGCAATGGTATCATACCCTTACCTACTACCTTAAAATTGGTCCCAACGTTACTATACTCTGGTATATTAACTCTAATCTTAGCACCATCGATGGTTGTTATATCTACCTTATCACCCAAGACCAATTGTGGATATTTCAACTTAACATTCATTCTCAAATCGTTACCATTCCTAGTAAATGTCTTATGTTGTTGTTCTTTGACACCAATGATTAAATCACCAGCTATTCCACCCCTAACTGAGTTACCTAACCCAGACATAACGAAAGCCATACCATCTAATATACCTGTTGGTATTTCAACATTAACGGTTTCTTCAACACCAACAACACCAGAACCATGACAACCACCACATGCATCCTTATATGTTGAACCTATTCCTTCACAATCATGACAAACGACAATAGTTTCATACATACCAATAATCGTTTGAATTGATTGACGAAGTGAACCACGACCATGACAAGTATTACAAGTTGACTTACCAGTACCACCAAGACCAGTGCAAACATTACAATTAATTTTCCTATGGTATTTTTCTTGTTTGGTTACACCAATATAGGCTTCTTCTAATGTTATGGTAACCAATAGACGTATGTTTTCACCAGTTCTTTGTGGTTGTCTATAAAAACCACCCATATTTCTTGCCCCATCATGACCAAATTGGTCATAGACTTGTTTCTTTTCTGAATTAGATAAGGTTTCATATGCTTCGGAAGCTTCTTTAAACATACCCTCAGCACTAGCATCATCTGGGTTCTTATCAGGGTGATACTTTAGCGCCAGCTTTCTATAAGCTTTCTTTATTTCATCAGCTGAAGCATCTTTATTGATACCTAATACCTCATAATAATCTTTCTTAGCCATAATTAATGTTTATTTTACCACAAAGGTAAGTATATTTTATTAGAAAACCAAATTTAAATGGAGTACAGGGTGATTTTAGTAAGTAATGGTGTTTATAAAAAAACACTACATAGGTGTAAGACTAGAGAAACTGCATTTATTAACTTTAATCGGATAAAATCTCAAAATAAGGTATTATATCCGCAAAAATTCATCAATACCAATGGCATTATACCAGTTAAGTATGAAATATTCATCACCAAGCCAACAGAAGAAGGTGATACCTTCAGAATGCTACGAGATGATTATGGTAGGTTATATACCGAGAAACCGATTGGTGATTGGACCATACTACACTCACAACCATTTGATATTGAGGAGACATTCTGGATATATGGGTATAACCCTAAGAAGGTTAGACCAAATATAAGTGAAATCGTTAAACGACTAATGATTGGTGCTCATTCAACTAAGATGGTTAAACAAGTAATCGTTGTTCATAATAAATTAATCATTTATAATGAAGACCAGTTTGATATGGTAATATGTAAGAACCTATTGGATGCTCAGCGATTACACCATACGCTGGCTAAGATTGTTAATAAGCAAAAGATTAAGAGCTTATTATTCATGGGTACCGCAAGCAAAGCCACTATCGGTATTCTCTATGATTTGATTCATGAAAAGACAAAATGGCCTTATACCAAGATACGAAGACGTACAACAAGACCTTAATATATATGGGCTGATTTACCAACTGATAATGCTAATGTTATCTTGGCTATCGAATCATCTTTCATTGAAAGATATCCAAAATGGACCTTGTTAGTTTTACAATCACTAATTGACCATTTTTCTATAACAACACCTGTTGGGTCAAGCAGTTCTAATATTATATCCATGGGTTTATTGACCTCAATCATTTTATAGATTGCACTTGATGCCGATGGACCTATAGGGTCGTTAAATACTAACACCAAATCATCATAGACACGTTTGGTCCAGAGTGTTTTACCAAAGATACTATATCTCTTGATTTGATAGCTAGGTCTAGAAGCAGACGCTAACCACCATTGTTGTATGCCATACTCACTTGGAAAAGTAATTAACCAACGGTTATTTCTTTTAGGTTCGTAAAATAAAGGCATTTTTTCTAATGCTGTAGCCATTATATGTATAGGTTTTCCAGTCTTTTGATAATGATACCTATCTTGGCATTATTTTCATCAATTATTTTTTGTATTTGTGGTGGTATATTCAATACGTATTGGCTTCTAAGCCTAGAGTTAGCTAATTGTAGTGCATCACTTTCACGTAGATATTGGTCGTATAGTCTACCTTTTTCTTGGTTTGTCATAACTAGTTTGGATAATTTAATATTGTTATTTCTTGAGTTAACATATCTTCAGTTATAACTCTTATATTTGGGTTAGCTAAAGCCTCATTATACTCATCACTACCAACTAGTAAACATTGCATTTTCATTTCAGTATAGCTTGATGGTATAATATATAAACTATCAAAACCATTAGTTACTTTAGGACCTTCTTCTAATTTTACTTCTTCAATGGTTAACACCATATTTGATGATTTTAACTTTTCGAACATTGGGTCATGGTGTGAAACTAATATTTCGTCAAGACGTACTGTATCATCAACTACAACTTCCATACTATTCAACTTAAACGTATTATCTTTAACTTTACTAAAATATGCAAGTTCTTGTAGTAATAATAACATCTTTGGATGAACTCTTAACTGATTATCACCACCTCTAAATATTTTACTATATATTCGATTTGATGCTTGGTTTATACGAGTCAACAATGTTTGGTTCCAGTATTCTTGTGTGTATGGGTTATTATGAATTCTATCATCCTTCCAACCTAAATAATCCCACTTTATTTGTTCTTCCATATATTAAATTAATCGCATTGGCAGTTCCCGTTAGGGTTATTACCACATTCACATGGCTTTGGTTCACTGGTTGGCTCTTCGACCACTTCAGTCTCAATTGAGAAGCTTTTCTTGATATCCTCTACCAGTCTATTGATTTCGGCCATATCTGTTTCAGCCACTTGAACTGGATTAATACACTCAACTCGCTCAGTGCCAGTTGTTGGTAGGAAAAACGCTAAAGCGTTAGCATTCTTAACTAAAAGCATTTGATTAATTGAATCAGCGAATGGTTTAATTATTTCTGGATTACGCATCAACTCTGAGTCCAGGTAAAAAACGATTATTAAAGGATAATTATTTTGCATTTTGTATTTGTTTATCTTGTATTTTAATCTCTGTTATTATATCCTCAATATTGATTGAGGGTCTATTATCATTAATGAAAAATTTAACCAATAATTCATTAACACGTTCTTTTTTAGCCACCTCACCAATTTCAGTATAGGCTGATACACAAATATCATTTAATATTACACTTATTAAGTATTCAGAGATTGTTTTATTTTTAAATAATTTACTCTTAAATACATCAATTTCTTTTATTATTATTTTTCCCATACTTAAATTTACAGTAAAATTTTATAATAGTCAAGTCTAAAAATAATAAAGGGGCGATTTGCCCCTTCATCATTTTTAAAAACAACTAAAATTATACTCTAACAGCTTGATACCTTTCGCTATCAACGACTGTCATCATCATACTATATGGTGACATTTCTTTTCCAGCTAATAGGCTGGTAAGGATTGACGGAGAAAACCCTGAAATCAACATATTATTTATTATTTTTTTTAAATATACTACTTTTATACTACTTTTCTAAAATATTATGATAATTATATTAAAGAAGAATTATGAGTAAAAATAAATTACCAACAGAAGAAACTAAAATAAAACTTAGTATCACATTATCTAGGGAATTAAATAATAAACTAGATAATCTTTCAGGAAATAAATCAAAATTAATAGAGTCAATTTTATTAAAATATATCAACAAATGGAAAAATTAACATACATATATACTCTATCAGACCCTATTACTGACGTAGTAAAATATATTGGTAAAACAACTAACCCTAAAGATAGATTAAGATGTCATATTAAAGATGCTAAGACTAATAGACGCAATAATTTATCGTGTAATTGGATTAAATCATTATTAAAAAATAATTTAGAGCCTAAAATGGATATTATAGACGAAATATATGGTCCGTGGGAGTGGTTAGAAATATATTGGATAGCACAATTTAAAACATGGGGTTTTACTCTTAAAAATATTACTGAAGGTGGTGATTATAACCCCATGTCAAACCCATTATCTAGACAAAAATTATCTGAAAAACTCAAAGGGGTTCCTAAAAGCCAAGAACATAAAGATAAAGTATCTAAGGCTAAACTAGGTGTTCATGTCCATTCTGAAGAACAAAAGAAAAAATATAGTGAAGAAAATAGTGGTAATAAAAATTCAATGTATGGTAAAAAACATAATATTGAAAGTTTAAAAAAAATGAAACAACCAGTACTACAATATACTTTAGATGGTGATTTTATTAAAGAATGGGGGTCAGCTGTGGATATAGAACGTGAAAATCATGGTATGTTAGCTAAAAGTATCAACAGATGTGCAAAAGGTAGTAGAGAAACTGCTTATGGTTTTAAATGGGTGTATAAAAATTTAAAAGGAAGAGGTTGACCTCTTCCTTTTAATTATACTGTAATCTCTGCGTACCTATCTGAGTCGATTACCGACATCATCATACCGTATGGTGTCATTTCTTTACCAGCCAACAAGTTGTTTAATATATTAACTGAGAAACCACTAATCAATGCAGTCCCATATGTGTCAAAATGTACTGGCTTATTGCTATCATTCCTAGAATGAAGGTTCCAATAAACTAATTTTGGCATTTCATATCCAGCCTTAGCGTATAAGGCCTCAACCATATCTTGGGCTGTCCAACCACGAACATTTCCTGAGTTGAACTCCATATCGGATAGAACAACAATCATTGTTGGCATTTCTTCTGGTGCAACCTTAGATTCAACGGCCTTATTCAAAAGCATTTCAAACGCTGCTTGAATATTGGTGTCGAAACC